TTAACTTTATAATAAAATATGGCCAAGAGAAAGTATACAAAAAAATCTGATTATTGGAATAAATTTAAAAGAGTTGCGATTGCACATCAATCACAAAATTTAGAAGAGTTTGAGCCAGCTACAGCTGGGGAAGCATACCACGTTTCCGAGGGCTCGTACCAAAGATCGGGTTCATCAACCACAAGCCGAAACACAAGAACATCATCACGTATAAACCGATCTTCTGTTACGGGCCCCCTCAATCGTTTTTCTCAAATCAGAAAAGGTTTATTACCTTATGAACTTTCATCTGATGGAATAAATGTTAGAGAAGCGATTGAGTTATGTCAAAAAGCATATGCAAATGTTCCTATATTTAGGAATACGGTGGACATGATGTCTGAGTTTGCAAACGCTGAAATATATCTAGAAGGTGGTAATGCAAAATCTAGAAGTTTTTTTGAAAAACTTTTTAAAAGAATAAAATTGTGGGATCTTAAGGATCAATACTTCAGAGAATATTATAGAAGCGGAAATATTTTTATGTACCGTATTGATGGCAAGTTTAATCTAGAGGATTACAAAAAATTTGCACAAAACATATCTGACGCTCCATCAACAAACAAATTTCCTTTAAAGTATATTATTTTAAATCCTTTTGAAATCGTGGCAAAAAGAAGTACGGTATTCAGTACAAAAGGAGGAGCATATGCAAAGATACTCTCTGAGTTTGATATGGAAAGACTCGCTAATCCAAAAAATGATTATGATAGAGCTGTGTTTGAAGCGCTAGATCCAAAAGATCAAAAGTTGATTAAAGATGGGGCTTACTTTAAAAATGGATTACAGATTAATTTAGATAATTCTAGATTAGCTTACAGCTTTTACAAAAAGCAAGATTACGAGCCGTTTGCTATTCCATTTGGCTATCCTGTTCTTGAGGATATAAACGCAAAAATGGAAATGAAAAAGATGGACCAAGCCATCATGAGGACAGTCGAAAATGTCATACTTATGATCACAATGGGCGCAGAGCCAGAAAAGGGAGGCATTAATCATAACAACGTCAAAGCAATGCAGCAACTTTTTCAAAATGAATCTGTAGGAAGGGTTTTAGTTTCTGATTATACTACAAAAGCTAATTTTATAATTCCAGACATTAACAAAGTAGTTGGAGCTCAAAAATACGAAGTCATTAATCAAGATATTAAAGAAGGACTTCAGAATATAGTTGTAAGCGACGACAAATACAATGGCACGGAAGTTAAGGCAAGAGTTTTTTTAGACAGACTCAAAGACGCAAGAGAAGCTTTTGTCAATGACTTTTTGCAACCAGAAATACAAAGGATATCTAAAGATTTGGGATTTAGATCTTACCCTACTGCAAAATTTAAAGACATTGATCTAAGAGATGAAACTCAATTAATGAGAGTGGCAACTAGACTAATGGAGCTAGGAATTATTTCCGCAGAACAAGGGATGAATTTATTCCATACTGGCAGGTTCCCAAATGCAGAGGAATTAGAAAATGCACAACGAAAATTTGTAGAGCAAAGAGAAAAGGGTTATTTTAATCCAATTGTTGGCGGAATACCTATGATAGACGAAGACGCACAAGAAGCAGCGAAAACCCCTGAACAAAAACCAACTAACGGTATGCCTGGACGACCAGAAGGTTCAAAAGATCAATTCTCTAGAGCTGATATTCAAGGTACTATATATGAGATAGAAAATTTAAGAAATACAGCTTTTGCAAAACTTAAGGATAAACTAAAAGTTGGTAAAAAAGGATTCTCAAAAGCGCAAGAAAAGATGGTGGATAATTTATGCGAATCCGTTGTGTGCTCTACTGAAAAAGAAAATTGGTCCGATCAGATCATTTCTTGTGTAAATGATTTTAACGTTATAGAAAAATTAGGCACATTAGACGGTGTCATCAATATTTCTAACGATCACAAATTACAATTATATCCATCAGCAATCTTATATCATTCAAATGAAAGAAATTAAAAATCCACTAGTAGCGAATATTGAGCGTTCAAACGGCAATATTGAAATCTCTATCGCAAAAAAATACGATAAAACTGAAGAAGCAATGTACAAATCTTACATGACTCACTGCGCGATGAATGATAAAGAACTAGTTGATACTACAGGCATGGATGAAAAAGGTACTGCAAAAAGCTGCGCAATGCAATATGATAAAATGAGAGGTATGATGAATGAAGTTGGTAAGGGTGGATTAACAGAAAAACAAAAAAAACTACCACCAGCTTTACAAAAAGCTATTCTTAAAAAGATGAAAAAAGATGGAAAACTTTCGAAAGAAGCAGAAGCTAAACTTCTTTCTAGAGACGATCAAAAGAAAAAAGAAGTTGCTGTGCAAGATGACATGAAAGTTGTAGAAAAACCAAAAGAAACAAAAGTTTCTAAAGCTGCAGAAGAAATGTCAGCAGATACTAAAAAAAAACTAAATAAAATAGCTGAAGAATTAGACAGTGGAGTGAAGGCTCACTCAAGTCAAGCACAACGCATTAGAGATATGCTGTAAAATGTCTTCTCACAAATATACAACAACTTTTGATTTTGAGGTAAGCGCTTGCCAAGAAATAGGCGGGATAAATATTTCAAATGCAAATATTGAAAACTTAAGATCTTTAATACCTAATTCTGTAGATCTAGAAAAAAATATAGACCTCATGGGTGTAGCGTTTAATGCTGCAGTAGTCAACGAGTTTAATAGGAATGGGGACGGAATGAGCACTAAGACTGCCATTGATTCCGTTCAACAGTTTGTTCATAAGCCAACCAACATAGAACATGACAAAAAGAAAGTTGTTGGTCACATTGTAAATGCTGGATTCAGTGATTACTCAGATAGCACTATTTTAATAAACGTTGATGAAGACAAGAAAGACGCTTTTAATATTGCTCTAGGGGCGGTCGTTTATAAAACCGTAGATAAAGATTTTTTTGAAACACTAAAGAGAAGCACAGATGCAAAAAGTAAAACTCACAACATGGTCTCAGCAAGTTGGGAGGTTGGATTTAGCGAATATAAAATTGCTGTAGGAAGCAAAAACTTAAAAGATGCAGAAATAATTTCAGATCCAAAAAAAATTATGGAAATGAAAGGAATGCTTAGAGGCTTTGGAGGTAAAGGAGTAATGGATGATGGAACTCCAGTTTATCGTTTGATAGTTGGAGATGTATATCCATTAGGAATAGGATTTACAATGAAACCAGCCGCCAATGTAAAAGGCGTTATTTCTTCAGAAAAAGATGACATTGAAATTAAAAATGAAGAGCAAAAAGCTTCATTAGTTTTTGACAAGAATAAAGAGCAATCAGTGCATTTGCAAAAAATTGCGGCAAAAATTTCACAAAATATAAAAAACACTGTAAACAATGAACAAACTATGGAACTAGAAAATCTACTTACAGAACTCAAAGATTCTCTTGTAGAGAAGAAATTCTCACAAGAAGCTATCGCTGGCATGACTTCGACTTTTGCCGAAGCCATTAAAGAAAAAGACGCAGAATACAAATCTTCTCTTGAAGCTGCGGAAAAAGAAAAAGCCGAAATCGCTGCCGCGAAAGAGGAACTTCTGGCTTCCGTAGAATCAGTTAAAGAAGATCTTAAATCTGCGAACGAACGTCTCGCAGAATTTGAAGCGAAAAAAATTGCTGAAGAAGCAGTTGCTCGTTTTAATGCTCGCATGGAGGAAATTGATTCTCTTTATGATCTAGAAGAAAGCGACAGCGCATTCATCGCAGAAAAAATTAAAGGTATCGACGAAGCAGAAGAATCCTTCGCCGCTTTTAAAAGCGAACTAGAAGTATTCTGGGCTTCAAAAAGCAAAGAAGCTAAAGCTAAAATCGAAGAAGAAATTAAAGCTAAGATTGACGCTGAGGTAGAAAAACGACTTTCAGCAGAAACATCTGAGGCTTCCGAAGTATCAGATGCAGAAGTTGATGTCGAAGAAGCTTTAGAAAATGCAGAAGCAACAGACGTTGAAATTCCTAACAATAATGAAGCCCAAGCTTCATCTAATCAAACTTTAAAGGAAAAATTTGCTGCAGCGTTTAGCCGCGACAATATCCTTCAATAAAAAATTTAAATTATAAAATATTATGGCACTAAGATTACTACCATTTAGACAGTATGATGAGCAAGATGTTGTTAACATGTTTGCTCTAACAAACGGCGATGTCCTTGACAGCACAACAAGTGCTGGATCAGGCGACAACGGCGTTTTTGTCAAAGTTAGCAATGGAGATTTTAACCAAGACGTTATTACTTACGGTACTAACAGCTATCTTGGTAAAACAGAATATCCATTTGTTGGCGGAGACATGTATCCAACTAACCCTCTTGAGGTTACAGCGTGCACTTCTGGTGTTACTCCTCTCGGTTTGACTCTTAATCAAACCGCGAAGACTGACGAGAATGGCGAAAAACTCCTTTACAACACAACCAAGAAAGAAGAACTACAAGCTGTTCTTCCTGGACAAACTGTTCCTGTTGTAACAAAAGGTATCTTTACTCTTTCAGCGAGCGCTTTTGATGGTTCTCTTGGAGACAACAGTAAGCTAGGCATTGGTTCTGGTATTACAGCGTCTCATG